CGTTCGAGAACGAGCAAACGGGGCAGAAACGGGGTGATTTCTTCACCATCAGCGGTGCACAAAAAACAAATTCGAAGTTCCACGAGTTAGACGACACTAACGCGATACCCCCACCAGGCCGTGGGAACCCGGACAAAACCCCTGAGAAAGAGGAAAAAGAAATCAAAACAGTCGAGGTGGTGCGTGGAAAGTTTGCAAGGGAAAAGCTCCCTGCGTTTACGTGCGAACAATGTGAGAAGTTCTACACCGCGATCGGGCGACCAGTTCCAGAGGGAAAGCCTGGGGAAGCGTGTGCACACTGCCCCGGGCCTAACCGGATGAACGACTGGTCACGGCACAGAGCGAAGTGGGCACCACCACCGGAGCCGGTGGGGTTTTGGGACCTAGACCTGACCCCGGAACGGCGGTAATTGTGGTGAAATGCGATACGCGTTTGCCTTTGGGGTAGGGGGGAAGCCCTAAAACTTTGAGGGTATGTTCATCCAACTTACCTAAACATATTTAGCTGTTTAAATACGATGTATATTGACCCCCCACCTAAGATCGCATGACGCGTAAAACGAAAACGGTCCCGAGCCTCGGGACTTCCCATCGATACGGTGTCGCTAGGGTCGTCGGGCCGTGTAACTAAGTGGGGGGCAGGGGCGAAGCCCTGAAACTTTGAGGGGAAGTCGAACTAGTATATTTACACGTGCTAAGCTATTAAAATAGTATCTATATTGACCCCACACCTAATATTGTATCACGCGTAAACAGCGACAAGGGCATCGCTAGATCACCGTCACTTTTATCACCTAAGTTAGAGGATAGAAGTGTAATAAATAAAGAATAATGGAAAGTGTTGAAAAGCTCACCCACATCGAGCACATTCTCAAGAGACCTGACTCATATGTAGGACCAGTAGACCAGAGTTCTGAATTGTACTGGATTCTCGATGGCGCGAGTTTCAAGAAAAGAAACATAAAATACTCCCCAGCGCTCCTCAAAATATTTGATGAAATCCTCGTGAACGCGACCGATCGAAATTCCATCCACCCCAAAGGTGTCTCTTCTATTTCAGTGAATGTCGACTCTGACACTGGTATGATTACGATCGAAAATAACGGACCTCTCGGTGGAATTGGAATCCGGATGCATGAAAAGGAGGGTCTATGGAACCCCGAGCTCGTATTCGGTCACCTCCTCACCAGCACCAATTACGATGATACCAAGAAGCGAGTGGTCGGTGGAAGAAATGGATACGGCGCTAAGCTCACTAACATATATTCATCCAAATTTTCTATCGTCATCAAAGATCATGAGACGAAAACAACTTATACCCAGGGTTGGTCGAGTAATATGACTGTATGTGACCCACCAAAAATAAAAAAACATTCAGGCGCTTCTTCTTCGGTTGCCGTGACGTTCCTACCTGATTGGAAAAGATTCGGTATGACTGAAATGAACAAAGAAATCTATAAAATTATGGAAAAGAGGGTGTGGGATACAAACATCTGCACGAGTCCCAACTGCAAGGTTAAGTTTAACGATGAAGTCTTACCCAAACAGAGCTTTGAGGCGTACGCTAAGATGCACGAAGGGGTTGTGCACACGCACTGTGTGACGACCGATCGATGGTCCGTTTGTATCGGCCCATCTGAGGATGGAATGGAACAAGTTTCGTTCGTCAATGGAATCTGCACCACGAAGGGTGGAACTCACGTGGATCACGTGGCTTCACTCATTGCCACGGGTATCATTGAAGACATGGCTAAGAAGATCAAGCTTAAACCCCAACAGGTGAAAAACACCTTCACGATTTTTGTGAAGGCGACCCTCGAGAATCCAACTTTCTCGAGTCAGGTCAAGTCTGAGTGCACCATAAAGTCTCAGGATTTTGGGAGTAAGTTTGAACTACCAAAGACGTTTGTAAAGAATGCTCTGAAGACTGGCATTCAAGATGAACTTTTGGCTCTTTCAAAGTTCAAAGAGATGAAGGAACTCAAAAAGACTGACGGTGCGCGCAAGTCCAAGATTACCGGGATCCCCAAGTTGGATGACGCGAACAAAGCTGGCACAGCTCACTCTAGTAAGTGCACCCTAATCGTTACAGAGGGTGACTCTGCAAAGACACTAGCAGTGGCTGGCCTCTCTGTTGTTGGTCGAGACCATTACGGCGCGTTTCCGCTCCGTGGGAAGTGTAAGAATGTCCGCGACGTTTCTGTTGCGCAGCTCACATCAAATCAGGAGTTCAACGATCTCAAGAAGATATTGGGCCTACAACAAGGGAAGGAATACACAAACGTTTCAGAACTACGATACGGTCGTCTCATGATCATGACTGACGCTGATAATGACGGAAGTCACATCAAGGGTCTCATTCTCAACATGTTCCACTACTTCTGGCCGAGTCTTCTGAAACTCAACTTTGTCGTGAGTATGGTGACCCCCATCATCAAGGCTATGAAGGGTTCTGATACCAAATCATTTTACACAGAATCCTCTTTCCGTTCGTGGTATGGAAATGGTAAGTCTGGTTGGAGAATTAAATACTACAAGGGTCTCGGAACTTCAACCTCCGCAGAGGCACGGGAATATTTCAAAAAGATTCAGGAGCTCACTGTGCAATTTGATATGGACACGATGACAGATGAATCGATTGTGTTGGCTTTTGATAAGAAAAAGGCTGATGCGAGAAAGACGTGGCTCCTAGAGAGCACCGCGAAGGAACCGAATGAACTTGAAGTGCCTTACGGAAGTGTGAGACAACTCACAATCACAGACTTTATTCACAAGGACCTAGTCAACTTCAGTCTCGCGGATCTCAAACGATCAATCGCACACGTGGCTGACGGTCTGAAGCCCTCCCAACGGAAGGTGATGTATTCATGTTTCCAGAAAAACTTGAGAGATGAGATGAAGGTGGCCCAACTTGCCGCCTACGTGGCTGAAAAGAGCGCGTATCATCACGGTGAAGTTTCCCTGGCCGAGACCATTGTCAAATTGGCCAATGATTATACGGGATCGAATAACATCAACCTTCTCGAACCCTGTGGTCAGTTTGGAACTCGTTTGATGGGTGGTAAGGATGCCTCTCAGACGAGGTATATTTTTACGAGACTTTCAGATGAGACTCGCAAAATATTTGATCCCAAGGATGACGCGGTTCTCACTTATCTCGATGACGACGGGAGAACCATCGAACCCGAACACTACATGCCCGTCATTCCCATGGTGTTGGTAAACGGAACGGAGGGTATCGGGACTGGTTTCAGTTGTTACGTTCCACCCTTCAACCCTACCGACATCAAGGAAAACATCACAAACTTCATGAATGGTAGGGAACTCAAGAAAATGAAACCATGGTTCAGAGGTTTTAGGGGTCGTATCTTCGAAGATGAAGCGATTGGGTGGGTAACAGAAGGTGTTTGGCAGGTGGTGGGGACTACTGTAAAAGTCATAGAACTTCCACCAGGGAGGTGGACCCAAGATTATAAGGAACACCTCGACATTCTGATTGATAAGAAGATCATCACGAGTTTCACAAATAATAGCACCACAGAAGATGTCGACTTTCTCATACAGGGATATGAGGGCAAGGATATCGTGAAGGATCTCAAACTCCAAAAGACTGTTCGTTGCACAAATATGCACCTCTTTCACCCTACCAAGGGGATTTGTAAATACAACACCCCCGAGGATATTCTATCAGACTTTATGGATCTTCGTGTGGACTACTACACGAAGAGGAAGGCGCAACTTATTGAAAGCACGAAGATGAGATCTAACATCTGCTCCCACCGTGCGCAGTTTGTGAAGAAGGTTATCGAGGGTGCAATTGTGGTATTCAGGAGGAAGAAGCGGGACCTTGAGTGTGAAATCGGTCAGACGTTCCCCAAGGTTGATGGTTCATATGATTATCTTTTACACATCAGGACTGTTGACTACACAGAAGAACGTGTCAAAGCCCTAATGGACGAAACAGACAAGCTCGGAAAGGAACTCCGTTTGTTAGAAGCTACGAGTTGTTTCGACATGTGGAAGAACGATATTAAAAATATGTAAATACTAATAGATATGAGTGAAGCTGCCAATCTTTCCTTGAAAGCTTTTGGAAAACAGGACACTTACCTGTTATCCAAAGACCCCGAAAAAACCTTTTTCAAGTATCAAAATATCAAACAACATTCAGAATTTAGAAAGTTTCACAAAAGTAAAAGTGTTTTAAATCCAGGTCGCGCAGCGGGTTGGCCTTTCAATCAAACAATTAAAGTTGAATATGATCCTAAAAACATGGGTGACTTACTCACAAACTTATATTTGAAAGTCAATCTACCAGCGAAGGATATTACCGACCTGAACTACACCACTCCACTCGGTCGTGGTTTTCTGAAACGTGCGACGATGTATGTGGATGACATAAAGGTTGAGGAGATTACGGATGATTGGGAAATGATCCACGAGTCTCTGTATTTGGATCCACAATCTAGGAAGGGTAATCTGGTGCTACAGAACATGTCTAAACCATTTACACCGGGGTTATCAGCGCCGTCCGAATACGAACACGCGAATAGATTTATAATCCCCCTATCCTTCTTCTTCTCTAGGAAATACGGAAAAACCGAGCTTCGTAACGAGGTTGAGGATCGTCAGTATTTCCCCGTGTGTGCAGTCCACAAACAAAAAATTATGTTTGAACTCGAATTCCATCCACAAACGTGGTGGCAAGGGGTGGAAACCGAGCAAGCGAGGAGCGGAAGAAGTCCTATAGAAGTCGACAATTTTCAATTGATAAGTGAGGAGATAAAACTCAGCAACGACGAGAGATTGTATTTGGTCGAATCTGGTCATGAAATTTTAGTGAATGTTCTCAAAAAGCACTCTTCGTTTATCACAACCCCGGGATCTGATACAACATTTAAAGTGAACTTGGAACCAAAGTCGAAGGTGAAAGCTTTTCATTGGTTTTTTAGGGATAAACTGTTCACCACCCAAGATGAGACATCTTACAGATACGTGACGTATGTGAGAAGCCGCGCAGAAAAAACAGTGTGGTCTAGTGGGTCATCGAGCACTTCAATGATAACACGGAACACCCCCATCATGAAAAAAGCTCGCTTCTTCTTGAATGGTGAAAGTTTCCCAAACACTCTCATGGAGAGTCACGAACACTATAAGTATGCGGTTCCTTATAAGTTCGATTTGGGTGTGACTGATGACAAAATAAACATATACACGCAAAGCTTTGCTCTCCACCCACTACATGAGAAATCCACTGGAACCCTAGATTTTGCGAATCTAAACTCTGACAGAACCCTAATTGAATTTGAAATGAATAAACTGTTACCGGGTGAGGGTCAAACCGTTGTCGGTGCACCCGGTAACGATCAGGCGTTTTCGGGTGAGTTCGAGTTGGCCTTGTATTATCTAGAGCTACAGAAGTTCAATTTTCTCAGGGGTTTCATGACAATTGAGTATTAAAAAAAAGATACTTAATAATAGAATGTACCTCTGTGTCAAGGGTGTTCAGGATGAATGGGTAACTAAATGTCCAGACTATTCACACTTTATATACGCATTTAGGCAACATACACCATTTGGGATAGATTTCAGTGATATCCCCTTTACGGGAAATCCCGATTTCGGAGAAGTTTTAACTGTGAGAATACCCAGCAGTAAGAGTGACCTATTAAGTTCTGTTTCATTAACTGTGTCGTGGAGGCCTGATTACGACGCGATAACGACAGTTGGAAACCCCCTCACAAAACTCATAGAATACGCGGAATTGTTAATCGGTGAACAAGTCATAGACACTATCACCGGGGAGTATATCTACATGAGAAACAAATTGGACACATCCGATCAACATCGTGATATCAAGTCGTACAGGGGTGGTGAAGGTTCTGTGACAGAGGGGTATTACCCCACTAAACTGTCACTGGAATTACCCTTTTATTTCACGAGAAACAACAAGTCTGCGATCCCTTTGTGTAAGCTTAGCCAACAGCAGGTGTCTATAAGAATAAAGCTTGTAAGTAGAGACAAGTACTATTCGTATAAATCAGAGTTGGCCTCAAGTTTACCACCAATAAACGATGTTACTGAGAAATTCATCGATCAAATAGTGTTGACGACTGAGCACGTGTATTTGGGTGAAACGGAACGCAAGGCGTATCAGGAAAGTCACATGGAGTATCTCATAACACAGGTGCAGCTCCGCGAAACTCGGATGCAACCGGGAATTGACAAAAAAGTATTCTTACTCGATTTCAAACACCCCGTAAAAGAGTTGTTGTTTCTGGGAGAACCCATTTATACCAACTCCAATGACGCACCAAACAATTACAGGTTCAGACAAATCAAGACTGCTGAGTTATGTTTGAATAACGTCATCTTCTTTAGGAAAAATGGTCACTTCTTATCTGTTGTTCAGCCATTCAAAAATCATATAAATATACCCGATTTTGGAGAATCACAGTTCGGTATGTATTCCTTTTCCCTCGATCCAGGGGATAGCAATCCCACAGGGCAACTGAACATGAGTAGGATTATTCATCAGAAATTCACACTAGAATTCAAGGAACAGGATAGGTATTTCAACCCAGATTCTAACAATATGACGTCTAGAACGTATTCGTCTGAAGAGACCCAAATCCGTGTATACGCCTTAAACTATAACATTCTGTCATTTGACTCTGGGTTAGCTGGCTTAAAATTTTATTAATAGTCTTATATTAGTATGGCTGGGGCTATTCAACTCGAGTCTAGAGGTCTTTTAGACCGCTACACAACGGAAGTTCCCGAGTTTACCTTTTTTAAAGAAAACTTCAAGAAACACTCGAATTTTTCTTTACAATTTATCGACATTGAATCTGATAAAGACGTAGAGTACGGTGAAATACATAAATTTAACATCCCATATGACCACTGTGATGTCCTAAAGGGTGTTAATCTCATGTTCAGTTTACCTGATATAGTGTTAGCGAATCCGACAGATTCCAACATAGCCAAAGACTATGTTTACGGTGAAGCCTGCAATTTTATCGAATACATAACACTTTCTATCGGTGGAATAGTCATTCAGCACCTCACGACAGAGTATTTGGATTTATACAACGAACTTGAATACCCAACCACAAAACAAATCAACTTATTCGAATTGTGTAAACGTGACGTGAGCTCGAACCCAGCCGAGGTTAATAGTAGAATTTCAAAGACGAGACCATACCCCAGACAACTTGGGGGGGATGTTTGCATCGAGATACCATTTTACTTTCACAATCACCCAGAGCTCGCAGTTCCAGTGTGTGCACTTAGACAACAGGAAATTGAAGTAGAGGTCAAGTTCCGCAACGTAGACGAATGTATATGTGTATCAGCCCCCCCATCAGGATTCATAGGAAAACTCGGAGCTACGGCTACGGATTTGGTTACATATAAGCCGTATGATCTAAGATTGTCTACAGAGTGTATATTTTTGGATCCCATAGAGAAAATCAAGGTCATGAACCGTGATCACGAGTTTGCGATTACACAAATCCAATACGACGACGTTTTACTTGAGGGGGGTGAAAATAAATTCAAAACTCGTTTGAACTTTACAAATTTAGTCCAAGAGTTGTACTTTTTCTGTCTCTACACAGAAAACAACGCCTTCGGTGACACTTCAAGTTACAACGAGATTCCAGTGAATTCAGGTGGTCTTCAAGTGGATCCCGCCCTCAAATGGGAACATTTAAACTATCTGACACTCACCCTCGACGGTGAGGAGATTTTGGATGAGCACACGGGTTCCCCACACTTTTTGAGAATCCTCCAACCGAGATTGCACCACAGAAATACCCCAATCACGAGAAGATTTTACTCATATAGTTTTGCACTCTACCCAAATGATAGTAGTGCATCTGGTCATGTCAACTTTAGCACTGTAAAAGAACCTATATTATACGGAAACCTGTTTAACGGTGGTGAGTATAATAGACGTTTTCATATTTTAGCTAAAACGATGAATTTTATTCGCATTAGAGAGGGTGTCATGTCACAAGTTTTTGATTACACGACTTAGTGAATAGGTTTTGTTTATTATTGTAGATGTAATCGATGATGTTATTTTTAATACACCATTTGATGAAATTTAACTGGGCGAGGGTTGTCTGAATTTCATGAGATGTTTCGGGAATTTGATACGTAAATTTTTCAGCTCTACAGAATGGATCAAATAGTTTTTTACTATACCCATCGAGGCTGGATTTATACGCACAGTGCACTGTAAAAATTTTACCATCATTGGTTTTGTATGAAGTGTTGTTTTTCTTGGCATAATTTGTAATAAACCATTCGAGATTTCTTAGAGAAATTCCTCCAGTCTTGTTTAAAATTGTCAGTAGTTTATTCCTGTTATATTCATCTGTGTAGAATTGATTTATTGAAGATAGTAGAATGCTTGTTTTATTCATTAGAAAATAGTCGACTTAATCCTATAAGTCCTTTTTGTTCACAACCCGGACACCCACGAACGAACATTTTTTCAGGTCCATGGTTGTGTAGTTGTAAACTAGGTAGACATCTCGGTTGCACCTTTTCACCTTGATGTTTGTGATATTTACAGTATCCATTTTCACCAGCCTTGAAAGAACACCTGACTTCCCCACCTCCATCTCCCCCCCGTTTTTTTCCTCTGCATCGATCTCCTCCGTTAATTTGTGGGATGTCACGGAGTAGTAACTCCAACGGTATTTGATGTTTTTTAGATATGTTTTCCAATGTTTGGTTTAATTGTTCGTTGTAGTATGAATCGACACCATCTTCAACAAATTCACAAATCAGTTCGTTTAGATCATTTTCCAATCGATTGGGTAGCTGTTCCAATATGATTTCCCTCGTTTTTTCAATAACGAGTTTAGTAACCCTCGACTTGACGTCAATCATCCTTACTTGTACATTGCTCGTAAGTTTTAAATAGATCATCAACAGAATTCTTTCGGTCCCTATATTCTTTAATACGTTCCCTGAGATCTGCAGCTCTACCGTCCCCCTCGAGGTTATATTTTTTACACTCTTCGATAAGTTGCTCCTTCTTCATACCACTCAGGGATGGTTCTCTTTTCTTGGGAGGGGGCTTGTAGGAATCTATGATGTCACCGAATATTTCCTGTTTAGTGTTTTCATACAACGGGTCGAGAAGATCACACACCGGGTTTAGAAATTTATTCACGAAGTAGTAGTGGTAGTCTATCGGCACGTTGTGTTCCTCCACATACTTGGGATCTTCAGATTTTTCAAACGCTTTTGCCTTAGGGTTATCTGTTTTTGTGAGTAGATACGGGACTCTGTCACCTGATTGTGGTTCAGAACCGGGTTTACGCTCTCTCATTTTGTTAACAACTCGCACATGCGCGTGATTAATCAAGTTGCATTTGGGTCCATTGATTGAGACAGACTCCCCGTTAACTTTATAAGTGTCTGAAAGTGACTGACTTAGAGTTAACTTTTCATTGGAAATCTCACCAGATAACAATTCTTGGGCTCGTTTCCTAGCGAGTTCCTTTGGTGGACCCGTGTCTCCCGAAGTTAAAACTACATCTAACAATTCCTTACAGACTTCCCTCATGTGGGGTGTATTATCACGACGGACGAGTTGTAGACCCTTGACATCAACGTAATCCATATTCATGTTACCATCTTTACCTTTTGTCCACAACTTTGCCGCGTATCTCTTCTTAGAATATAGGAAGTAGGGCCAGTAAACTTTCTCAAGTTCTAGGTTATTTGGTTTTTTGAAGAGGGCGCTACATTCTTCGGCAGCTCGTTCACCGACTTCCCAACTATATTCAATCGCCTCCACACCTTTACGTTCACCAACATCAAACTCAACCATGACTGAATCCGTATCTCCATATCTGACCTTCGCACCAGGGAAGTTTGCCTCGACATACGTCTTCGTCTCTTCAATCATACCACGACCCCTAAAGGTGGTTGTTGACGCGATTGGGACACATGGAAGAATACCCTTACCCGCACCCGTAAAACCGTATACAGAGTTCATCGATATTTTATACGCCAACTGTTTACCGTTATATACCTCTTTCATGTAACCAGTGGCATTTGCCATATCTCTTTTGGCCTTTTTACGAAATTGTTTGAGCTCTGCGAGAATAGCCGGCAATAAACTGGGAACATTTTGTGCAAATTTGTATGTTTTATCCCCGATGTTGAACGTTTCGTATGTAATTCCTTCAATATTTCCATACCTCGTGTCATCCATGACAAATGTAGAGTAACACAAATTGTGAGCCATCATGATTGATGGGTATAGGGCTTCAAAATCTAGGGCTGTGATAGGTGTGTAGTATGCACCCTTTTGGGCTTCTAGAACTGTGGCTCCCTCGTATTGTTCTTCAGGTAGAGATCCATACTTAAATGTTGGGACCATATATCCCAACTCTCTAGCCTTTTTAGAGAGTTGACTGAACACCTTAATTTGTTGACCCCTCTCAACCAAGAACGACACTGGGACCCAAGTGGCTTTTGCCATTTCTACCAGGTTTAGTAAAATACACAATTTCTTCATGAGTTTGTGGGGGAGGAGTGTATCCTTGATACAGTAGTCGGCGACTTCACCCAACTTTA